GTGAAGTAATAATGATGAGCGTGGAGTATCCTAAATACCATAATACATACAAGGAAGCAGCCAATGATTTTTCCAAGCGAAACAATAGATAGATCGGTAATGCGTTGGGAAGATCATATTTACGATCTAACGCCGTTTGAAAAGCACCAAGGTATTTGGTGGAAGCGAGATGATTATTTTGCGCCACTAGGTTACGGAGGCCCAAACGGATCTAAATTACGCCAGCTCTTACATTTAGTAGACAAATATGTAAAGACCGGCGCAAATAAAGGCGTTATCACCGGCGCAAGTATTCTTTCTCCGCAGCTCTCGATGAGTTCGCTAGTAGCCAAGCATTATGACTTGCCTATGGTGATTATCCTCGGAGGCACAAAGCCTGAGACTTCGATAAGAGCTGAGAATGTTTATATATCTGCTGAGGCCGGGGCGCAATTCTTTTATACCCCGGTTGCTTACAATCCTGCTATTCAACACAATGTTAAAAAGATCCAAGAAGAGCGCTACCCCGATTACTATAAAGTTTGCTATGGAATTACTACGCCGGAAGACTCAACACCCGCCGGAATTACCGCTTTCCATGAGGTAGGCGCATATCAAGTGCAAAATCTACCGGCGCATATAAAAACTTTAGCAATTCCTATGGGATCTGCTAACTCATGCGTATCAGTTTTATACGGTATTGCTAAATATAAACCAGCCAGCCTTGAGCAAGTAATACTGTTCGGTATTGGGCCAACACGCTTAGATCACATTGAGTATAGATTACGCAAGATTGAAGAAGAAACAGGCGTAGAAATCCTTAACCTATTTCGCCGTAAGTATCACCATAACCGAGATGCCGAAAATGAATATCAAACAGACGGCAAAATAACGCTAGAACACTTTAACCTTCACGCCACAAAGTATTCAAGTTACACAGACAAAATGCCTTACAGCCTACGAGACGGATCTATTTCGTTTCACCCTACCTACGAAGGCAAGTGCTTGTCGTATATGGAAAGTAACCCGGGATTGTTCGACTGGTATCACAACCCAGACGGCACAGCAGCATTTTGGATAGTCGGATCTGAACCCTCAAGAAAGGTGCTAGAAGGCAAACTATGAAAATAATCTATGTAATCGGAGAACCCGGATCGGGCAAAACAACCCTTACCGAAGCATTTACGCACAACTGGACTAACCCTCAGCACTTTGAAAAGCCGGTTAAATATCGAACTCACGATACGGCTAACGGAGCAGCTCTATCTCTTGGTTGGTTACGGCCTAACTTTGGAGGAACGGACACACTAGGAAATGCCGCAATATTAGAGATAGAGCCTTGGTTACCAAAGGTGTCAAAAGGTGACTCGTACCAGATCTTGTACGGGGAGGGAGACAGGCTTGCCAATGACCGCTTCTTTAATTTATGCCGGGATAACGGAGAGTTTTACTTGTTCTACCTCGACACCGACCCCGGAATTGCGCAAATAAGGAGATACGAAAGATCCTTAGCAACCGGGAAAGAGCAAAACCCTACTTGGGTTAAGGGCAGAGCAACCAAGCACCGTAATCTTGCGCAGAAGTGGAACGCTACCTATATCCCTAACGGCCTTACCCCACAGCAGGGCGCAGATCTTATTTCGCAAAAAGTCTTTTCCTAAGTTACGGTATACGCATGGTAGGAAAAAAGCATGGGAAAAACCCTGAACCCGGGGTAGTAGATCGGGAACTGGCTGTTGTCGAGTTAAGGCGCACAGGAGAGACTTGGGAACGGATCGCTAAGGTAGTTGGCTACGCTAACGCTGCCGGCGCTCTCAAGGCTTACAAGAGGGCAGTTAAGCGCACTCTCCAGCAACCTACCGATGAATTACGAAACATAGAACTAGATCGCTTGGATAGATTACAAAGAGCGTATTGGAAAGATGCAATAGAAGGTAATCATAAATCAGCAGACACGGTGTTAAAGATCTTGGGTAAGCGAGTAGAGCTGCTCGGATTAGACGCACCACAGAGAATACAGGCGGAGGTGATTACATATGACGGTAACGGAGACATTGACGGAGACATCGAACGAATTATCAAACTTCTCGACCAAGTGGATACGGGCAGCAAGATACAAGTGGAGGCGAGAGCTGGCGAGATCCGAGCAATTACCACCGGAGAATGATTGGAACATTTGGCTATACATGGCTGGTCGAGGAGCAGGTAAAACTCGAACTGCTGCCGAATGGTTAGCGTGGGAGGCAATACGCCAGCCTATGACTCGCTGGGCTATTGTCGCTCCTACCTTTTCTGACGCTCGAGATACTTGCGCTGAAGGTGAGTCAGGAGTTATCGGAGTATTACGCCGGTATAAAATGCTTAAATCTTGGAATAGATCTATTGGCGAGATTATCCTTACTAACGGATCACGCATAAAGTTATTCTCAGCAGATCAGCCTGACCGTTTTCGAGGCCCACAACATCACGGCGCATGGTGCGATGAGTTAGCAGCTTACCGATACTCAGATGCTTGGGATCAGTTGCAGTTCGGCCTACGCCTCGGTAGTAAGCCACGCATTATTGTTACTACTACGCCTCGACCAGTTCCGCTTATCCGGGCATTGGCTAACCGTAAAGACGGATCTGTTGTTATTACTCGAGGCTCTACCTTCGATAACGCAGCCAACCTTGCTCCCTCAGCTCTTATGGAGTTACAGGCTCGGTATAACGGCACAAGAATGGGTAGGCAAGAACTTTATGGAGAGATCCTTGAAGATGTAGAAGGAGCGCTATGGACAAAGGGATTGATTGACCGTAACCGGATCGCAGAACACCCGCCATTGGCTCGTATTGTTGTATCTATTGACCCGGCGGTAACTAATACTAAAGATAGCGATGAAACAGGAATTATTGTGTGCGGATCTGATGCTGCGGGTAATGGTTATGTTCTAGGTGATTATTCTTTCCGAGGATCGCCGTTAGATTGGGCTTCTAGGGCCGTAGAAGTGTTCGATAAACATAAGGCTGACTCGATCCTAGTAGAAGTAAATCAAGGTGGCGATATGGTTACTGCCGTTCTCCAACAAATACGAATGGGCCTTCCTATCCGAGAAGTAAGAGTGCATGTTGGTAAGAGATTACGAGCTGAGCCAATATCAGCGATGTATGAGCAAGGCCGTATTCACCATGTTGGAGAGTTTGAGCAGCTTGAGGATCAAATGGCTACTTGGACACCGGAAGAAGTAGATTCTCCTGATAGATTAGATGCAATGGTTCAAGGTTTCGCAGACTTACTTGGCACAATTAACATAGCAAATTACTTTAATGCGCTCGCTAACTTTTGCCCTAGCTGCGGATTACCTATGCCTAAAGCGATGACGCATTGTTCTAAATGTGGAACGGCTATGATTAGCCCGGCGAAAGAAGGAGTATAATGGCTGTTGCGTATAACACGGTTATCGATCAAGGCGCAGATTGGTATTTCACTATTACTTATGAAAATCCAGACGGCACTCCAATCAACATTACGGACTATACTGCTGCCTGTCAGCTTCGTTCGTTACCTAATTCTCCGTCAGCGGTTCTTACGCTTACAACGGAAAACGGTGGTATTGAAATCACTGGTAATACAGGAACAGTTGCGCTCCATGCTACTGCCGATGAAACCGAAGTAATAGACGAAGGAACTTATTTCTACGATGTAGAGATATATTCTTGGAATGTTCCAGCAATTATTACTCGCCTAGTCCAAGGCCAAATTGTAGTTAGTGCGGAGGTTACTCGATGAGCGAAGATAACATTATTGTCCAACCGGTTATCCCTCAAATCACCGTAGCAGCTCCCGGGCCTCAAGGCCCACCCGGAGCGTTCGCCCCGTCAGATATTTTCTATGTTCATACGCAAGCAATAGCAAGTAACACATGGACAATCAACCACAACCTCGGAGGACAGCCTACTGCCGTAGTGCTAGACTCCGCAGGAACGCAATGCGAGGGCACTTTCAGTTATCCTAGTTCCAACCAAATGGTAATTACCTTTACTGCTGCCTTTAGCGGTACTGCGTATGTCGTATAAGGAGTAGACATGAGCCGTAAGTTTCTCGTAAGTATTGATCTTAATAAAAACGAATTACAGAATGCCGTAATTCAGAACCTTGCTACTGCACCAGCAACACCACTAGCAGGTCAGGTCTACTACAACACAGTTGATAATCAACTTTATATTTACAACGGAACTCGCTGGGAAGTAGCCGGTAACGCCGTTCAATCAGGATCTCTTGCCTCTCGCCCTGCTGCTACATCAGTTGATGCAGGAACAATTTACTACGCAACAGATAACTATCTTTTTTATTATTCAGACGGCGCAACTTGGCAACAGACAAACGCATTTGGTTCAGTAACTGCTCAGACTTCTTACGGAGCTGCGAGCGCTAACGGAACATCAACTAACTATGCTCGCACAGATCACACTCACGGAACGCCAGCTCTCGGAACAGCAACACCGGCTAATGTTGCTAACGCAACCGGATCTGCTGGATCTGCTACTGCTCCTTCTAAAGAAGATCATGTTCACGCATTTATTCCAACAGCCGATATTTCATTTGCTACTTACAAAATAACTAACCTCGGAACTCCGACAACTAGCACAGACGCAGCAACAAAGGCATACGCAGATTTAATGCTTCCTAAATCTGGTGGCACAATGTCTGGCGCTATTGCAATGGGAACAAACAAGATCACAGGCCTTGATACTCCTACTGCCGATGCTGACGCAGCAAACAAAGGTTATGTAGATAGCGTTGCTCAGGGATTAGATGTTAAGGCTTCCGTTCGACTTGCAACAACAACAGTTTTAGACGCATTTACTTCTACTGCTACAAATGTGCTTACTGCTGATGAGTCTGGCACACTAACTATTGACGGAGTATCTCCTATTGTCGGAGATCGTATTTTGGTTAAAAACCAACTTACGACTACCGCTAAATACAATGGTATTTATGATGTAACAGCAACAGGTAGCGTAAGTCAGCAATGGGTATTGACTCGATCTGCTGATGCTAATACTTCTGCTGAAGTAACTTCAGGAATGTTTACATTTGTTGAACAAGGCACAACAAACGATAACTCCGGTTGGGTATTAACTACTAACAACCCTATTGTTCTTAACACAACAGCTCTTGTATTCGCTCAGTTCTCTGGCGCTGGCACATATACCGCTTCTAACGGTGTATTACTTACCGGATCTAACTTTACTTTCGCTCCACGCACAGGCTACGGCCTAGCAACTGGCGCAAGTGGCGCAGAAATCAAGCTGGCTACTACTTCCGGTCTTAATATCACCTCTGACCTAGCAGTAGGCGCTGGTAACGGTATTTCAGTTCTTACAAACACAGTAGCGATTGACTCAGCCGTAGTAGTAAGCAAGTATTCAACCAGCATTGGTGACGGAGCTGCTACTTCTTACACAGTAACGCACAATCTAGGAACTCGAGATGTTCAAGTAACTATTTATGCTAACTCCGGTTACGCCGAAGTAGTCGCAGATGTTACACATAGCACTACTAACACAATCACAGTAGCATTCTCCGTAGCCCCTACTTCAGATCAATACCGTGTAGTGGTCTTCGGCTAACAGCAGTAAGAAGGAGATACACATGGGTCTTCGTGACCGTATCGCTAAGGCGCTACTGCAAGGATCGGTAGATAAAGCACCAAACCTGCCCGCAGGATCGGTGACTATGACCGAGCAAGAAATGGCTCGAGGTTCTCAGATTGCTCAAGGCTACGGTAATTCTAATCCCCTGCCTCGAGATCCATGGATGGCTATGGTTCCGTTTGGGCCGGGCAATCCAATTACTCCGGGTGCTATCAACCCATTACGACCAGACGGCAGACCAGATCCACGCCGTTATGAATTCCAAGTTGCTCAGAACATCAACATTACTGAGACACGCCTTGTTCCTTTTAAGACTCTCCGAGCTGCTAGTGAGCAAGTAGATATCCTGCGCCGTTGCATTGAAGTTCTTAAGTCAAAGATCACCGGCCTTGAGTGGGATATTGTGCTTGGCACAGATGCTTCCGAAAAGATCGCTGCTAAAACTGGTGGAGATCATGTTCGTGCTATGGCTAAGGCTCGTGAAGAATATAACGATGAGATAAACCGACTCAGAGAGTTCTGGGAAAACCCGGATCGTGCTAACGGATTGACTTTTACTGATTGGCTAATGATTGCGCTCGAAGAAATCCTTGTCGTAGACGCATGGGCAGTATGGCCTCAAAAATCTGTTGGTGGAGATCTCTACGGCCTTCAGATCCTAGACGGAACAACTATTAAGCCATTACTCGATGACCGAGGAATGCGCCCTATGCCACCTAACTCAGCATTTCAACAGATCCTTTACGGCTTTCCTAGATCCGAGTTTTCAGCCAATAACGATGATCCAGCAGCAGACGGCGAATTTACTTCTGATGACTTGGCTTACATGGTGCGTAACCGTAGAACTATCTCGGTATACGGCTTCTCTCCAACAGAGCGAGCGCTACCACTAGCAGATATTTATCTACGCAGACAGCAATGGATCAGAGCTGAATATACTGACGGCGTATTGCCTGAATTGATGTTTGAGACAGATGCTACTTGGGGAACTAACCCGGATCTACTACGAGCATACGAAAATATATTTAACGATGACCTATCTGGTCAGACTGAACAACGCAAGCGAGCAAGATTACTTCCTACTGGCATGAAGGCTGTTCAGTATGAAGGTTATGGCGAAAAGTTCAAAGATACTCTTGACGATTATTTGATCACTTCTATTTGTGGACACTATGGAGTTCAGCCTAACGAAATTGGCTTTGCCCCTAAAGGCGGTGGCCTCGGTGGAGCAGGATTTGAGGAAGGCCGGGCCGATACAGGCGAAGCACTAGGCGCTCAACCTCTCGTAAACTGGATTTCTAAAATGATTACTC